AACTCAAGCAGCAGCTAGTGTAGGATCAATAGCTCCTGCAGATGTAATGGGATTAACGGGAGTTTCTTCAACAGCTAGTATTGGATCAGCTACAATGATTGGAAACGTAACTGTAACTCCAACGGGACTTTCTGCAACTTCTAGTGTGGGAACATTAGACCCTTCAGATCAAGTTATGGGGTTAACAGGAATAGCTGCAACTTCTGCAGTAGGTTCAATAACACCTGCTGATTTAGCGTTTGGTATAACAGGAGTTTCTGCAACAATTGATATTGGAGAAGCAAGTATTTCATCAAATCCAATTATAATTCCAACAGGTATATCTGCAACTTCTGCAGTAGGTTCAATAACACCTGCTGATGTTATGGGATTAACAGGAATTTCTGCAACAAGTTCTTTAGGATCAATAACACCTGCTGATGTTATGGGATTAACAGGAGTTTCTTCAACAATAAGTGTTGGAGATATATTTATTCAAGCGTATCAAGCTATTGACACAGGTTCAAATACATCATATACAAGTGTTGCAACGGGATCAAATACAAGTTATAGTGACATTGCATAGGAGATAAAATTATGGCATCAACATATACACCGTTAGGTATAGAGCTTCAAGCAACTGGTGAAAACGCTGGTACTTGGGGAACAAAAACAAATACTAACTTACAAATTTTTGAACAAATTTCTGGTGGGTTTACTGCACAATCAATTGCTGGTGGTGCACAAACTACAGCTCTTTCAGTTTCTGATGGTGCAACTGGAGCTACAATGTCTCACAGAATGATTGAACTTACAGGTACAATTACTGGAAACCAAATAGTTACAATTCCTTTAGACACTCAAACATTTTATTTTTTAAGAAATTCAACATCAGGTGCTTACACAGTACAATTTAAATATACTTCAGGTTCAGGAGATTCACATACTTTTGGTGCTACTGATAAAGGTGATGCAATTTTAATTGCAACAGCAAATGATGGAACTAACCCAGATATATACAAAGTAGCAACTGGAGATGTAACACTTACTGGAACACAAACTTTAACAAACAAAACTTTAACATCACCTAAAATTGGTACTTCTATTTTAGATACTAATGGAAATGAATTAGCTTTATTAACAGCTACAGGTTCAGCAGTTAATGAATTTACAATAGCTAATGCAGCAACAGGTTCTGGACCTACTATTTCATCTACAGGTGGTGATTCAAATATTGATATAAACTTAACTCCAAAAGGAACTGGAGATGTAGTTTTAGCTGGTGATACTGTAAAAGTTGGAGACTCTGGAGCAGCGGCAGTTTTAACTTCAAACGGAGCTGGAACTTTAACAGTAACTACAGGTGGAGCAACTGACCTAGTTTTAAGCACAAATAGTGGCACAGACTCAGGAACAATAACAATTACAGATGGAGCAAATGGTAATATTAACCTTGCACCAAATGGATCAGGTCAAGTTCAAGCTGGAGGAGCTCAATTATCAACAGTAGGAAAATCTATTGCAATGGCATTAGTTTTCGGTTAAAAGGAATAAGGAGAATAAAAAATTATGGCAACACCGAACTTAGTAAATGTAGCAACGATAACACCCAAAAATTCTATGGGTAATCTTGGAGATACAAATAGAACAACTATGGTAGACGTTACTGCAGAAAACGCTGCCAAAATACAAACAATTTTAATATCTAACACAGATGGTACTAATGCTTGCGATGTAACAATAGAAGTAAGCAATGATAATGGAAGTACTTATTATAAAGTAGCAAGTACAATTTCAGTGCCAGCTGATTCAACATTAAGTTTTTTAGATGATGTTGGACCTATATGGTTAGATGAAACAGATTTATTAGCCGTTACAGCAGGGACAGCAAGTGATTTATCTTATCACGTTTCTTATGTTGAATTGGCTGACTAATAATAACGGAGTATAAAACATGCCTAAAATAATTAAATCAGCTAAAGGTTCATTTACAGCAGCAACTATCACAGTTGATGGATCTGGAAGAGTTATTGATGCTTCTGCTGGTGCTGGAGCAGCAAACATGACACTAAGACTTACTGCTAATGGCCCTTCATCTGGAAACTTTGCAACACCTGGTAACGCTAGTAAATACCTAGCGTATAGTTTTGGTGGCGGCGGAGGCGGAGGCGGCGGAATCTCTGGAGGAGATACTAGACCTGGGGGCGGTGCCGGTGGTGCTGGAGGTAAAGGATTTTTTAGTGGTAGCGTTGATGCTAGTACAACATATGCTTATTCAATCGGTAGTGGTGGTAATGGTTCTGGACCTGGAGGTTCAGGTAATTCTGGAAATGCTACAACTGTAACAAACTTATTTACTACTAATGGTGGTGGAGGTGGTAATGCTGCTCCAGGTAATGCTGGTAGTGGGGGATCAGCTCCCGGTGGAACAGTTTTATCCAATAACACTTTTTTACATGGAAACCCAGGCATTGGAGCTGGTGGAGCTGGAGGTCCTGGATCACCTACTCCGGGTACTAGTGGTAGTGCTGGTAGTGGGGGACATATAACTGTTTACGATAACGGGTAATTTTAATTATGGCATATATTATTAGACAAGGAAATATTTTATCTAAAATTGCAAAAGACGATACGGATAAAAATGAACAAAATCTTTCATCTGAAATTTATTCTTCTATAGATATAAGTGATTCTGATTTTTTAAAATTAAAAAAATCAAGAGCAACTGTTACAATTGATGGTGATAATGTAACAATTAATGATGTAGCATCAACAACTTTTGAAGATTCAAATGCATTAACATTAGAAATTGATTCAATTAAATATTCTTTAAAACAATTTTTAGACATATCTTCTAATAGTTCAAAAGCTATCTATTCAGTAGCTCAAACATATTATAATACTTTAGATATTTTTGATGTTTCAACAATTAGTTTTCCATTAAATAAAACATGGGAAGAATATTGTGAAGAAAACTCTATAACATACATACACCCTTTACAAATTCCTTAAAATAAAGTAATATTCTTTCATGTTTCAGAAAGAAATTAAGTTCATTAGCAATAAACTTATTATTGAAGACAAAGATATTTGTCCAGAACCTGCAAAATTAAATATTCCTGATTGGTATAAAAAATTAACTCATAGTATTGAAGAAAAAACTGTTAAAGGTTGTATGCCTTTTTTGGATACATTAACCACTGGTTATATTTTAAAAATGCCTGTTGATTATTATGTTGAACATAATGTTGAAATTGATGGAGAAAAAAAAACTGGAATGCAAAGCAGTGCAGTAAATATAGACGATTCTATTAATTTAAATTATAATGGTCGTCAAGAATTTCATCATCCTAAACAACTTAAAGGGTGTCCTTATTTAGAAAAAAATAAAAATTTAAATTTTCATAAAATAATGAATCCTTTTATAATTAAAACACCTCCAGGATATTCATCACTTTTTTTACCCCCTATGAATAATCCAGATGATAGGTTTTCTATTATACCTGGAATAGTTGATACAGATACATATAATTTAGAAATTAATTTTCCGATACTTTTTAACGGTGATAAATATGACTCATTAAAAACAACTATAAAAAGGGGTACCCCTTATGTTCAAGTAATACCTTTTAAAAGAGATTCTTGGAAAATGAGTATTAAAGAAAAAAAAGAAAATAAAAAAGATATTTTTAATTTTCATAAATACGTTATCAATAATTATAAAAAAATATCTTGGTTTAAAAAATCATGGAAATAGAAAAAGATTTACATAACTATATAAGAATTTTTGAAAATGCTTTACCTGAAAAAATTTTAAATAATTTTTTAAAAGTATGTAAAGATTATAAATCTTGGAAGAAAGCTACCATAGTAGCTAACTCTGAAGGTGCAAATGCAGTAGAAGAAAAAACAAGAAACACAAATCTATGGTGTTTAAATAATATAGGAAATAAAAGTTTGACAGAGGTTCATTGGTGTAATTTTTTTAAACATATTTTTAAAAATGCAATTAATGAATATTTAGATCTTTGCAATCATTCTAGTCGTAGAAATCATTTTAAAGTTTTAGATATACAGGTTTTAAAATATACAGAAGAAGGTCATTATGTTTTTCATATTGATCATGGAACCACAACTCCTAGAACTTTTAGTTGTATTTTTTTTGTAAATGATGATTACGAAGGTGGTGATTTAAAATTTAGATATCCAATTAGTGAAGAAGAAAAAATAATACCTAAGAAAAAAAACACTTTAATAGTTTGGCCAAGTAATTTTTTGTATCCACACACAGTCACTCCAGTAAAAAACGGTGAAAGGTTTTCAGTAGTATCATGGGCACTATAGAAAAAAATAATAACTATATAAATATTTTTAAGGTCAATAACTTTGAAGTTCATCAAAAAAATTTAATTAATTTAATACATCAAATACCAGAAACTTCTTTAAAAACAGAAAAAAGTAAAATTTCTCATACTGATTGGCATATACCCGCAACAATGAAACGAGAATATTTAGAATATTTTACTAAATATATATATGAAGAATACGCAAGAAATTTATGCGACGTTTTTAATGCAGAAAAAGTTGAACCAAATAATTTTTGGTTTCAAAAATATAATCAAGGAGATTCTCACTGTTTACATCGGCATGGTAACGTACATTTTACAAATGTGTTTTATTTAAAAATACCAGAAAAATATTTAAATACAAAAATATATAATTTAGATAAAGAAATTATTTCAATTGATATAAAAGAAGGAGATATACTAACCTTTCCTGCTTTTTTAAAACATGAATCTGTAGAAAATAAAAATAAAGATTACAAGATGATTATTTCGTTTAATGTGGATATAGTATAATTATGAGTATCATAGGAAAAGATTTTAAATATAAAGTTATAAAAAATTTTTTAAGTCCTGAAGAGATTAAATTACTTTCTAACTACTGTGAAATTAAACATAGATTAAATGATGATTCTTTTGATGTTGATCAAAATAATAATGGAGATAGTTATTTTTATGGAGATATGGCAATGGAATCTTTAATGCTAAGTAAAAAAGATTTGATGGAAAAAGAAACAGGAAAAGAATTATTAGAAACATATGCATTTTGGAGAACATATACAAAATTTGCTGTATTAGAAAAACACACAGATAGACCTTCTTGTGAAATAAGTGTTACAGTCAACATTGGTGGAGACGGAACACCTTGGCCTATATTTATGGATGGCAAAGCTATTGATTTAGAATCAGGAGATGCTGCTATTTATTTAGGTTGTGAAGTAAAACACTGGAGAGATGAGTTTCAAGGGGATTTTCAAAACCAAGTTTTTTTGCATTATGTTGATAAACATGGTATAAACAAAGAATATCATAAAGATAAAAGAATATATTTTGGAATAAAAAAATGATTTTTAATCAAGAAAAAGATGGTTCTGGTAACATTGTATTTTCTGAAGAAGAAATAAAAATTATAGAAAAACATAAAAAAATACATTTATCAGCAGAGGGGCTTAAAAAATTTGGAGATAATTTAGTAGAAATTGTTATAAAATTTCAAAATAATTTTCCAGAGCCTATAAGTCAAAAAGCGACATATGGTAATAGTGTCGACATTGAGAAACCAAAAGACAATACTTAAATACCCATATATTGCTGCTTTTATTCTTTATATATTTAATATATAAGGTCAATTATATATACAAGGATTTATTATGCTACAAAAGATAGGCTTCCAACCAGGTATAAATAAACAAATTTCAGAAACTACGGCTGAAGGTCAGTGGATAGATTGTGATAATGTTAGGTTTAGGTACGGAACACCTGAAAAAATAGGTGGTTGGAAACAATTAGGTACAGATGATTTAACAGGAGCCGCAAGAGGTCTTCATCATTTTGTAAATAGTCTAGGTAGAAAGTACGCTATTATAGGAACTAACTCTATTTTATATGCTTATTCAGGTGGTGTATTTTACGATATACACCCTATTAAATCAACAACTACACTTACAAGTGCATTTAGCACAACCAACGGATCACCGACTGTTACTATAACTTTTTCTGGTGCACACAATATTCAAGAAGATGATATTATTCTTTTAGACAATTTTACAACTATAACTAATTCAAACTTTAGCGCATCTGACTTTGATGATAAAAAATTTATGGTAACATCTGTACCATCAACTACAACTTTAACTATTACAATGCCTTCTAATGAAACAGGAAGTGGTGCAACAACATCTGGTGGTATAAGAGTTCAACATTACTATCACGTTGGACCAGCAGTACAGGCAAAAGGTTTTGGTTATGGACTAGGATCTTGGGGTGGTGAGGCTGCAGGAGCAGTAACAACAACTTTAAACGGAGCGATCAATGCTGCAGTTACTAGTATTACAGTAGCTGACGCTTCACAATTACCAAGCTCAGGAACTAATTTTATTATAATAGGGTCTGAAGAAATTTCATACACAGGTGTTAGTACCAATACTTTAACAGGATGTACAAGAGGTGTAGCAGGAACAACAGCAGCTTCTCATAGTGATGGTGCAACAGTTACAAACTCAACTGACTATGTTGCATGGGGCGAAGCAGCATCAGGAGACTTAGTTATTGAACCTGGTATGTGGTCTATAGATAATTTTGGAGACAAAGCTATTTGTTTAATACACAACAGTGCGTGTTTCGAATGGGACTCTTCACTATCAAATGCAACGACAACAAGAGCTTCAATTATATCAGGTGCACCAACAGCGTCACGTCACATGGTTGTATCTACTCCTGATAGACACTTAGTATTTTATGGCACAGAAACAACGATAGGTGATACATCTACACAAGATGATATGTTTATTAGATTCTCGGATCAAGAAGATATTAATACTTATATACCTACAGCAACCAATACGGCTGGTACACAAAGACTGGCCGACGGATCACGGATCATAGGAGCTATCCGTGGTAGAGATGCACTTTATGTTTGGACTGACACAGCGTTATTTACTCAACGTTTTGTAGGTCAGCCATTTACATTTGCTTTTGCACAAGTTGGAACTAACTGTGGACTTGTTGGACAGAACGCTTGTGTTGAGGTTGATGGTGCTGCGTACTGGATGTCAGAGAATGGTTTCTTTAGATTTGCTGGTAAGTTAGAATCACTACCGTGTTTAGTAGAAGATTATGTTTACGATGATATAAATTTAACATCTGGAAACCAAATGATTTCTGCAGGATTAAATAATTTGTTTGGAGAAGTAATATGGTTTTATCCAACGTCAACATCTTCTGTGGTAAATAGAATGGTTGCATATAATTATTTTGATTCATCACCACAAAGACCTGTATGGACAAATGGTTCTTTATCTAGAACTATGTGGAAAGATTCAGCTGTATTTGGAACTCCACACGCAACTGAATATGATGCAGATACAGATACATCATTTGATGTTGTTGGAAATACAGAAGGTATAACAACTTACTATGAACACGAAATAGGTACTGATCAAAATAAAAACGGAACCATAACAGCAGTTACTGCAAACATTTCATCTGGAGATTATGATATTACACAACAAAGATCGGCTCAAGGAACACAAACAGGTGTTGCAACATTTAGAGGAGATGGTGAGTTCTTAATGAAAATAAGAAGATTTGTACCAGATTTTATAAGTCAAACAGGAGCAACTAGAATTACATTACAATTAAAAAATTATCCTAATAGTACACAATCAGGTTCACCATTAGGTCCATTTGATGTTACCTCATCAACTACAAAAGTGGATACACGTGCAAGAGCAAGAGCTGTAGCTATGAAAATAGAAAATACAACAGTTAGTCAGAGTTGGAAACTAGGTACTTTTAGATTAGATTTACAACCAGACGGGAGAAGATAATGGCAAAAATTGTACAGGTAATAACTAGACCATCAAATGAATATGATGTACAGACTGCGGAAGCTCAAGTAAGAGATCTTGATGCGATTGTAGAAAAATTAAATTCAACATATCAAGAAGATTTAAAAGAGGAGATAGAAGCATTTAACTTCTTTATAAACTAATGGCTAATCAATTTAAATTTGCAGGTATAGATAACAGCACAACAGGAAGCGCATTAAGTCCTTTAGGATCTGGTAATCCTTTAGTTAGTGAAACCTATGTTATCAAATCTATATTAGTTACATCAGCAGGTACACCTACTGTTACCGTTACAAATAATAGCATCACAGCCATAAAATCAGCAGCTTTAACTGCTAATGTTACAACAGAATTATTAACTCAACCTTTAGTAATTGAAGGTGGAGATACTTTTACAGTGCTTTCAAGCACTACAGATTCATTTGATGTAGCTATTAGCTATCTAAACATTAAGAAGGAGGTAACAATATAATGCAAGTATTAAAACCAGCAAAGGTAGAAACGACGTATAGACACAAGGAAACTGGAGAGCTTTTTAAAGAAAGAAAAGACTGGGAAGCTAAAGGTTATAAGAATGAGGATATGGCTCAAGACGTAAATGTCATCATGCCAAGCCTTGAT